TATGTAACTCGGCAACTTGGTTTAGCGACATCCCAGCTGTATCAATCTCGTGGGTTAAACTTTTAACATCAAACATTCTCTACCTCAATTAATATAAATAGTAATAATATATAAACAATTATATCTATTTATTGGACTAGTCATGGCTGAAATTATTAACAACTACTTATCACCATCGAACTTTGCGATTAGCATAGCTCGTATACCTAACGTAGAATTCTTTACTCAAAAGATTACGATACCGTCTATCACTTCGACTGCTGTAGAGATTGACACTCCTTTAGCCGCAATTTATATGGAACAAGATAAATTACAGTACGGCGATTTGGAGTTGTCATTTATCGTTGATGAGAATATGAATAACTATAAAGAAATATTAAATTGGATGGAAGGTCTTGGTTTTCCTGAGTCGACGAAACAGTACGGCGATATCAAAGCAACAAGTGATGGGCAGCATTCTGACATTACACTTACTGTAACTAACTCGCACAAGAATCCAAATTTGCTATTTAAGTTTACTAATTGTTTTCCTACTGCGCTTGGTTCGATAGATTTTGATATTAATGTTCAAGATGTTGCCTATGCAACTTGTAGTGTTACAATGCGATACGATACAATGAAGATGGAACAATTAAGTTAAGATTAACTATTGACATGTGACCTGTTATTTGATATAATAGATATGAATTTAAAGTTTATGGAATAGATTATGGATACGAATGATATATCAGCCTTATGGGCAGTGGATTGCGTTATTGATGAAACCAATCTGGTAGGCGAAGCTCGAAGAATACCTCAAATGCACTCGAAGTATTATAACCTTTATTATAAGGAAGTACTACGAGTCAAAAAACTCAAAGCAGACTATACCTCAATGCACATGCTTAAGCGTGAGTATTATGACGGATCTATGTCTGAAGATGAACTCAAGCGCAATGGCTGGAGACCTTATCAACTCAAAGTACTACGTAACGATTTAGACAAATATATTCAAGCAGATAAGGATATTATTAGACTAAGTCTAACCGTTGATTTTCATACAGCAAATGCTAACTATCTCGAAGATATAATTAAGACACTCCATAGTAGGAACTTTATTATTAAGTCTATGATTGATGTATTAAAATTCCAAGCTGGAGATTATTAATGAGATGGTTTTGGAGTAAGCCTGAGGTTCAACAACAGGAAACTCTTGTCATAGACATGATGAAGGACGATGTTGACCCTGAAGAACTAACAATTGAAAACGCATACAAGACAAGATGGATTTGGTATCATACGATATTAGCAATCGGTATCTTTTTCACTAACATGTTGTTATTAGCAATTCTTTTATTATTGGCGATTAAATTATGAAGATGCACAAATTGACAGACGGTAGAACTATTAGTGATTTGGAAGCAAAGGAAATTATCTTTGAAGCCTTTAATCATATTAAAGATATAGAAGGTTTACCGATACGAAATAAAGTAAGAGCGTTCGAAGAAGTAAAAGGAATGATCCCAGGCTGGCATGTTATTGGTATAACAAAAGATGCATTGGAAATATTCAAAAAATTAAATTATAAACGTCCGCCAGGCCGTGGCGAAGATGGCGTAAATAGATCTCATCAATATTCTAGATCAGCAACATATAAAAGTATGTTTGAAAAGTACGATTGGTCTTTTGAAGAATTTTGGAATTTTATTGATGAAAGAGATAACACTATACTAGCAACCACAAAAGAAAATTACTCTAAAGGCGAAGAGATCTCAGCTTACGATGTACCAGCAGGTTTATTCGAAGCTTACGGTTTTGCTTATAGAGTTAACGAACAGGAAATAGAATTCCTTAAAGGATTATAATGAGTGAAGTAATTACAATAGAACATGTTGATTCGGTTTATATGAGAATCGTAGCTGACTCCGGTATTAAGATGGAATTGTCTGAGTACTTTTCCTTCAAGCCTGAGGGTTATCAGTTCTCTCCGAAGTACAAGGCAAGGATATGGGACGGAACTATTCGTATGTTTCAACCTATGCGCCCTGTTCTATATGTTGGTCTATATGAACATCTCAAAAAGTTTTGTAACGACAGAGACTACGTATTAGAAGCACCATCTGATATTGGTCAAGACGAAGCAATCGAGAAAGGTTATATTGCAGAATTGTGCAAAGAGATCAACTGTAAATTTACTCCGCGAGATTATCAAGAAGAATACATTGTTAACGCGATTCAGAAAAGAAGATCCTTATCTCTATCTCCAACATCTTCAGGCAAATCATTAATCATTTATTTGTTACAGCAGCATTACTATCAAGGCCTTGGTTTAAGAACATTAATTATTGTTCCTACCATATCGTTAGTACATCAGATGGCTGGTGACTTTGTTGATTACGGTTGTGATGCATCTTTAATCTATAAAATACAAGGTGGAGTTGATAAGAATACTAAAGCTCCTATTGTTATATCCACATGGCAATCTTTAGTTAAACTCGATAAAGATTGGTTCGACCAATTTGGTTGTGTTATGGGAGATGAAGCTCATACGTTCCAAGCTAAGTCTTTAACAACGATTATGCATAAATTGAATAACTGCGAATACCGTCACGGGTTTACAGGTACTCTAAAATCTGCTGAGAGTAAAACACATAGACTAGTTCTTGAAGGTTGTTTTGGCGAAGTAAAAAGAATCGTTAGTACTAAACGTTTAATGGACGAAGGCACGGTAGCTGACTTTGAAGTTAAAGCAATTGTTCTAAACCATTCAAAAGAAGTTAAGAAAGATTTCAAAAAAGCAATGGGCCAAGTAAAAGAGGCACAACGTAGGTATCCTGCTGAACGCGAGTTTATTGTTAATCATGTAGGAAGAAACAATTTTATAAAGAATCTACTGTGGTCTTTAAAAGGTCAGAATAATTTAGTTCTATTTGATCTTGTTGAGAAACACGGTAAGATACTAGAACCGTTATTGAGAACAGAAGGTCGTGAACTACATTTTATATACGGCGCTACGAAAGGAGATGAACGTGAAAGGATTCGACATCTAGTTGAGAACGATCCAATTAAGCAACACGATATACTTGCTTCCTATGGAGTTTTTAGTACTGGTGTTAATATTAAAAGATTGGACAATGTTATCTTTGCTTCTTCATCTAAGTCTGAGATAAAAGTACTTCAGTCAATTGGTCGAAGTCTACGTAAAGCTGAAGACAGCAAAGAAGCTGTCTTGTATGATATTGCAGATGATTTGAGTTCAGGTTCATATACTAATTACACGTTAGAACATTTTAAGAAAAGGATTGAGATCTACTCGACAGAACAATTTAAGTTCAAGATATTTACCGTTGATATCTAAGGTGCTATTGTTTAGATCCGATATATCTATTATACAAGGAATAAAACAAATGTCAATAGTTATTTTCAGTTTAATGAAATTAAATCTGAAACGAATTACAATGAATTAGAAACTAACCATTGACATGTATAGAATACTATGGTATAATGGTATCTATATTCAAACAATCAATAAGGATTATTATTTGATATGGCTAAGAAAAAGAATTATGTAAATAACAAAGATCTACTCGCGGCTCTAATAGCTTATGGTGATCTATGTAAAGAAGCTGAGAACTGTGGAGAAAAGAATCCTCAGGTACCAGATTATATTGGCAAATGCATTATGATGATTGCTCAAAGGTTGGCAACACGTCCAAACTTTAGTGGTTATATGTATAAGGAAGAAATGATCTCGGACGGAATTGAGAATTGTCTTCAATATATACATAACTTTAATCCAGAGAAATCGCAAAATCCGTTTGCTTACTTCACTCAAATCATTTGGTATGCATTCTTGCGTAGAATCTCCAAAGAAAAGAAGCAGATGTATATCAAGTTCAAAGCTTCGCAAAGACAGATGCTCGATTCAGAAGTATTTGACGATGCAACTGGAGCAATGGTTGGTAATATTTTGCCTGACTATATCAGCGAGTTCATTGATGACTTCGAGAACAAGCTAAAGGTTAAGAAGGCAGAGGCTGCTGAGAAAGAAGCTAACGCCGCTGCAGAACTAACAAAGCCAACTGAATAACGATGTATGAAAAAGTAAGTAAGATAAGACACCTAGCTAAAGCAACGACATGGCGATTAATCGCGAGTGTAACTACTGCATGCATTGCTTTATATTATGGACTACCGCAAAAAGCAGTTGGTGCGGTATTCCTAGCAGATGTGGTAATAAAGTTTGTATTATATTATGGTCATGAAAGGTTATGGTACAAGCATATCAGATTTGGTGTAAAAGAAAGACATACCAAATAATTTAAAATATGAAGGTAAAATATGAAGATAGCTATCGTAACCGATATTCACATCGGCGTCAGAGGCGATTCAAAAGTATTCCACGAAGTACAACGAAAGTTTTTTGAAGAAGAGTTCTTTCCGTATTTAGATGAACATAATATCACTACTGTGTTCGACCTCGGAGATACATTTGATCGTCGCAAATATATTAACTACGCGTCCTTGGCCGCAGGTAAATCTTTTCTATTTGATAACTTAGCAAAACGTAATATAGATTTTCATTGTCTTATTGGCAATCATGATACTTACTACGCAAGTACTAACGAAATCAATAGTATGAATCTATTAACTCAAGAGTATCCTCAGTTTACTTTGTACGAAGATGAAGGTACAGAGTTACAGATTGGATCTACCAAATTCCTTATGTTACCGTGGCTCAATAAAGAGAACGGCGAAAGAAATTTAGAAATCGTACAGAACTCTGA